ACCGAAAGATCGCTGGCCATTCGGACACCTCCCGTAAAATGTCCGGACGCAAAGTTGGCAGACGACGTAACACGCAGCACCGCGTTGACTGATACGTTGCTGTTGAATGTTGCAGTACCCGCGACAACTAGGGTGGAGGCTAGGGATGCAGGGCCTTTGATGTCTACGGCTGAGGAAAGGGTGGCCGCCCCGGAAACCAGGAAAGTTTGGGTTACGTTGAGGGCACCGGCAGCACTGACATTGTTGAGTCGGGACTCTCCGGTAACTTGAAGTCTTCCGCCGATATCGACAATCGATGTGACGAGGAGGTTGTTCTTGACCCAGAGGTCTCCCGAGACGCTGACTGCAGCAGCGAAGGAAGCGGTGCCCGCGACGAAGAGGGTGGAGGCGAGAGAGGTGGGACCCTTGATGTCTACGAGGGAGGCGAAGGCGGCTGGCCCCGAAACCGTGACAGCGGAAGTGAAGGTGTTGGCCCCGGTGAAGGTTTGGGAAGTGTCGAGGCGGGCGTAGTTGGTGAGGGAGGTGGGTAGGGTGCTGTAGACGGAGACGCCATCGGAGATCAGGAAGACCCACTCGTTGGTGGGGAGGGTGACCCCGGTCCCTGCGGAAGTGCGGACGGTGAGTGTGGATCCCGTCGCGGAGTTGCGGACCCAGTAGCCCTTCTCGACTTCGGGGACGATGACGGAGATGGCGGAGGCGACGGTACCCGCAAATTCGATGAAGGCGTTGCGGCCTTCGGAAGCGGATGCGTCTGCGATGGGAAGGGTGTAAGTGGCGGACGCTGAGGCCAGGGTGATCTTGGAGTAGCCAGCGATGGCTTGCTCGATCAGGTTGAGGTTGTTGTTGGTCTTGGTGCCCCAGGTGTTGGCGTTTTCGCCGGATGCCTGAAGTTCCAGCCGAAGCGAGGACGAATACGTGGAGGGCATCAGACACCGCCTTGCAGGGTATTGTCGCCGCCAGCGGGCGAGTTATTGTTGAGGTTGTCGTCTTGACGGGTACGCCGCGCCTCGTTGCGAAGGCTGGCCACGGCGGCCTGGTACTTGTTTTGCCAGAGGGCCGCCGCGTCATAATTCTTCATGAACATACAGGCTTCGTGCATGCAGCCGTAGAAGAGGGCTTCGGGCGCATAGTCAGTAAGCCAGTTGGTGGAGGTGCCCACGGGTCCGATGGAGGTGGGGACCTGCACGTAGGAGATTTCGACAAGGGTGGCGGAAGTGGGCGCGGGGGCCACCAGCAACTGGGAGAAACCCCAGCGGGCATAGTATTTGGGGGATCCCACGGAGGTGCGGTTGGGCCAGTATTCCCGGAGGAACTCGTCGGTCCTCATGATCAGTTGGCTGTGGGAGCCATCGGAAATGTGGGTTACCGCTTTGAGGATGAGGGCATCCTGGGGGAGGCTGATGTATGGGTTGCCAGCGGAGGCGGAGACGGTGGTGTAGGTGACCATGCCGTAGGTGTCGATGTCGCGCGCTAGGCGCATGCGAGTCTGATCGACAAACGTGGGGATCCGCGCGGCAAACTCCGCGTCGGCATTCTCCGTGGCGTCGATGATCGAGTTATAGAGATCCGTGTAGGTGGTAGCCATCGTTACCTCCAAGTCCCCACTTTAACATAGGGCGTGGCAACTTTCCAGACCCCACCTACGTTGATGTAGACTGTGGCTTGTCTCCAAGTGCCCGCCACGTTGATCCACGCCTGGGTCCCTGTAACGGGAGGTGCAGCGCCGCCCAGCAACCCACCAAACAGAAATGTCAAACCCTGCAGACCGCTTGTGGGGGTGCTGCCAGCAGTAAAACTGTATGGCGTCCTCACCCGCAGCATGTCAGTCCCCGATCAGCGGCGGGCGATTGGCGAAGGGATGGTTAGCGGCGAGAGGGATGGCCCATTTCCAAGACAAATAGCCTTCAACGAGAACCCTGTCTCTCGTTACGCCTCCGGTCGGCAGAACAACAAGCTCTCCGTAATCTCCAGAAAAGGGAACCGTGGCCCCGGAAAACGAATCCGTCATTCCAAAGCGCGTAAATGTTTTGCTTAACGTCGCGGACGCCTGTGCGGCAAGCACTCCGTTTGCCGCATTTCGCAGCACTGCGCCGTTATGGACGGAAGAGAAAATGCACCAAGCTCCGTCTGTCAGGCTGATTTGAGACTCAAAGTTTGTTGTGTAGGAACACCACGTTGGAGTTGCTGGTCCGCTTACTATTGGAATGTAAGCGCCGGATGTGGAAAAATCTATCCCTGCGTCGCTTTGGGTCCAGACACGGGCGTACAAAGGGTAAGACCCTAGCCGAAACGCGCCGAACGTGCTTTGAGCCGTATAGTTTATCGACAGGCCGGTTACGGCAAGACTTGAGCCGGAAAACGTTACAACGTTAAGGCCGTTTCTGCCCTCAATGCTGTAGGATGGATAGCTAGACGCCGTCGTAAGGTTTCGAGCGTTCCCGCTTTTGTCGTTCCATTGCGTAACGTTGCCTGACGAAATCGTAATTGTGCTTTGGTCGGCTGCGTCGAACCAGAAATCCGGCCTCAACACCTCCGGCGTCCACAGCCGCCCCTGTATCCGCGCGCTATCGTAGTCCGAGAGCCCGCGCGGCATCAGACCACTTCTTCGTTCCAGGGGCGGACGTACAACTCGTTGTTGCTCGACGCCAGCGTCACACCCGCGTTGTTGACCACCGACAGACGCAACGAGAACGGCGGCAGCCTGACCTGCACGATGTTGACTTTGGCAGACCCACCGCTCGTCAGCGGCAGGACGTAGACATCGCCGCCGACCTTGTCGCTTGTGTCGGTGCCGTCGTTGATCGTGACGCGGATGCTGACAGACCCGCCGGTCGATGGCGTGATGCTGCCGAGCTTGAGCGTCAGCAGCGCGTACAGGTCTTTGTTGCTGCTGTTGTCGTAGGTGACAACGCTGCTCTCCGATCCGTTCGCCAACGAGTCCGCGACGGTCGAGAGGATATTGCTGCTGCGGGTGCTGGGCGTGGCCCATTTCGCGACTGCCATCACCGACCTCCACGCGCCAGACCGACCGCCCGCGCATCAACAGCGACGCCGTGCGCCTCGGCCCACGATGGACGACGCTCGACGCGAGACAGCGCCAGCAGAGCGTCCGCTTCGGCCTGCTGCACCACGCCCGCCACGACGAGCCGCGCAAGCTGGTCGCGCGCAGAGGGGCGGGCCAGGTCAAAGCGCCCGTCTTCGATCAGCCGCAGACCCCACCGGATGACCGGCTGCGAGATCGCCAGCGTCGTCAGCGCATCGAGCAACGCTGCCCCGGCCTCGGGGCCGAGAGCGTCGAGGACTGAACCGATGCCGATCTGCGTCTGTTTCCACTCGACCACCGCCGGGAGCATCGGATCGGGCTGGTTCAGCGTCGCTGCCGCCGCCCAATCGGGCAGCGACGCGACGTCTGGATGAGCGAGGCGTTCTGCGAGCGTCACGACAAGCCCCGCAGCGCCGCCAGCGTGGCCTCGGTCTCTGCAATCTCGGTTTCGAGTTGGGCGATGCGGGCATCGTCGCCGTCCCGGTCAGCGGTCGCCCGCGCGCTGTTGAGCGTGGCGAGGCGGTTCTGAGCGAGGCGGATCAGATCGGAGATGGACATCAGACCAGCACCACCAGCTCTTGGGTGACCGTCGAGAGATGCGCCTGGAGCAGGACGACATCGTACTTGTCGGTGCCGTCAATCGCGGCGAATGCTGCCATTCGCTGACCGATTGCAGCGGTTCCCGATTGCAGGAAATCGGTCGGCGTGTGCGGCGACAACACTCGGTTCTTTGAGTCGAAGCGGTAGATCTGATTGACCTGAGAGGCAACGTAGATGTTGAGATAAGTGAAGCGCCCTTCGCCGCCATACGGAGCATAAGCACCAGTCGTTCCAGCGCCGAACGAATTGTTCGCGCCGTCGTAAGTGATCGCGCCCGTCCATGTGCCCGTTGTGCCGCCCGAGATATCCAGCAGATCCAGCGTCGTCGCGCCGCCACGGAAGAAGAAGTTGAAGCTGTGGCGAGCGTTGCGCGCGGGATCGGGCTGAATGCCGAACGAAGGCGCCCACAGGCACCCCGCCGCATTCGCCGCCGGTGCCGCGCCGAAATATGTGGTGGACCACGCATTCGCAGCGATGCTGTTGGTTCCGTTGTTGATGGTCGCGTCGGTGTAATTGTAGGTGTACGTCGTCGTGTTGCCGCTCGTCCGCAGCACGATCAGGTTAGGCTGCTCAATGACATACTTTGCCGTGCTGCTGGGCTGCGTCGTCCAAGCGGTGCCCAGGGTGTAGACCGGGCTTGCGCCAGCCGTGTGCGAAGCGATGATGCGACGCTGGCCCACAGCAGTGGGCGTGCCGGTATCCTGCACAATGCGGATCTGGAAATTGCGATACTCGTTTGCGAGAACGACAGCGTCACCATCCGAAGCTTGTCCGGTCAGCGAAGACGCGCCCGTCGCGGTGGCAGTCAACGCTTTTCGCGACACGACGTTTGTGTCGTAGGTGAAGCCGCCCTTGATCATGCCCTCGCCTGGCTCGTTGTTGTAAGGCGTATACTGCTCGTCCATGACCAACAGCGCGCTGTCGGTGGCGACGGTGGCGACGAGGTTGGTGGTCGAGAGGTTGGCCAGTGTGTTGGCCGCGACCTCGTAACTGCGCCAGGATGCCGCCGCGAGCGCGCCGCTCGACAGCATGATGACGCGGCCAGACAGAAGCTCATATCGCGCGCCGGTCGCGGGAGTGAATGTGAAGGCGTTATCGACGGTGATCGTCGGCGTCGTGCCGGACGTGTTACCGACGATGAAGCGTTCCTCGACTTTGCCCGCCGTGGTGTCGGTGATGCGGATCTTGAAGCCGTAGTCACCAGAGCCGCCACGGTTCGCCAGCATATTGACGCCGACAGCGGTGCCCAAAGCCGTCGAGAGCGTGAAGCTGGTCGTCGTCGCGCCCGCAGCGATGGTTCCGACAGCGGCGAAGCTGGGCACAAAGCACATCGCCGCGCCAGCCGCGACAGCCGCCGCGCCAGGGTTGATCGCTAGCTGCCACGACTTCGTGACGATGTTGTAGCGGTTCAGCACGGTCGTGCTGATAAGGTTCTGCACGAACGGATGCCGCGAGACATCGCTTCGCATGTCGCAGCACATGAGCGTCCCGGCAGCATGCGCGTTTGGCGCGGGCGCGGTCTGCACCCACTCCAGTCGGTCGAGACCCTTCTTGAATGTGTTCGCCATTTCGGCCTCTCAGGTAATGCACGCGCGCACATTTGCGCGCCAGGAAGCGCGAGCCATCGCGCGGGCCATGACCTGCGGCTGCTCGTTGCCGAATGCGGCGATGTTTGTGACCGTTGAGACAGTCGTAACCGTTGTGACAGTCGTAACTGTGCCGCTTTCAACGACTACCGTCCCGCGCTGACGCTGGAGCGACTTGTCGTAGCCGCGCGGCGAAGCCAACATCTGGTATATGCGATTGAGCATCCACCAAATACCCGTGTCTTCAGTCGGCATCGGGTTTGCCGAAGACACGTCACCATCAGATACCCCGTCAGAACCCAGCGTGATTTTGACGCGCTGGTGCAGGACACCACCGATATCGTCGGCTGCCGCTGTCGCGCCTGTGCCTGGGGTAATACCTACGTTGTCTGCCATCTCTGCATCCTATCAGATGGTTGGCGATAAATCAATTAGGTGTACTGAAAGTAGATGTCACCGTTGGATCCTCCCGTGGGGGCGGCGGTACCGTAGGTGATACGTGCGTTGA